GAGCTACTACTATTGATATTAATGGTGCAGTAGATATATCAGGGGCTTTAACTCTTGCTGGTACTACTTTAGCAGAAACAATTGCAGATACAGTTGGTGCTATGGTTACTTCGAATACTGAAACTAATGTAACAGTTACATATGATGATTCAGACAACACTTTAGATTTTGTTGTATCTTCAAGTTTAGATACTACAGGTAATGCTGCAACAGCTACAGCATTAGCAACAGCAAGAACAATTCACGGAGTATCATTCGATGGTACAGCCAATATTGATTTGTCTGAAGTTATTTCAGATACAGTTGGTGCAATGGTTACTTCAAATACTGAATCAGGTATTACAGTAGTATATGATGATGCAGATAACACACTAGACTTTACAGTAGGAACTCTTAACCAAAATACTACAGGAACTGCGGCTACAGTAACAACAGCAGCACAACCTAATATAACATCATTAGGAACTTTAACAACTTTAACTGTTGATAATGTAATTATTAATGGTTCTACTATTGGGCACACTGGTGATACAGATTTAATAACAGTTGCTAGTGGGATTGCTACAGTAGCAGGAGAAGTCTCAATGACTACTCTTGATATTGGTGGAACAAATGTAACAGCAACAGCAGCCGAATTAAATTTAATAGATGGTGGTGCAACTGTAGGGACAACTGCAATAGCAGATGGTGATGGTATTATTCATAATGATGGTACTACAATGAGAGTTACTAGTGCTGCAACATTTAAAACATATTTTACAGCTGGTGTTTCTTCAGCAGCGGATGATTTAACAGCTGGTGATGCAGCCGTTTTACTTACAACTTCATTAGGTAATATTACAATCGATGCTGCCGCAAATGATTCAGATATTATATTTAAAGGAACTGATGCTACTGCTGATATTACAGCTTTAACTTTAGATATGTCAGAAGCTGGTGCTGCTATATTTAATTCCACAGTTACTACAACAGGATTAATTCTTGGTTCAACAGCAGTTACATCAACTGCAGCAGAATTAAATTTACTTGATGCAGTAGCTAGAGGTAAAATAATTTATGGTAATGCTAGTGGAGCTTCTGCTCTTTTAGCTCCAGGTTCAAATGGTCAAGTATTAACTTCGGATGGAACTGATATAGCTTGGGCAGATGCAGGAGGTGCTCCAGCAGCAGATGATATTTCAGCTGGTGATGCAGCAGTATCTATTGCAACATCAAGTGGTGCTGTTGTTGTAGATTCAAATGCTAGTACAGTTACTATAGATGGGCACACAGGTGTTACAATTGCTGCTTCTAGTTCTAGAAACATAACTTTAGATTCAGAAGTTGACATTAGTTTAGATGCAAATGGTGGAGACATATTTGTTAAAGATGGAGGAACTACTTTTGGTAGTCTTACCAATACAAGTGGTAATTTAATAATTAAATCAGGGACAACAACTGCAGCCACATTTAGTGGAGCAAATGTTACTTTTGCGGGAACATTAGCTTCTGCTGCTATTACAGCCGCAGGTCACACAATACCAAGTGTAGATGATACTTATGATTTAGGAAGTGCATCAAAGCAATGGAGAAACATTTATACTGGAGATTTACATTTATCTAATGAAAGTAAAGCTGAAGGTAATATTGTTGATGGCACAACTGGAAATTGGACTATTCAAGAGGGTGCAGAAGAACTTTATATCCTTAATAATAAATCAGGAAAGAAATATAAGTTTAATCTGACGGAGGTTTAAACATGGCAATTATTTCTAATGCAGTAACCATTGCAGACAATGGTGCATTTTCTCAAAGTCTAGGCTCAATGGTTCATATTAAAACTTTAACTGCAAGTAGTTCAGCAACCTTGTCATTCGTACATGGTACAGCAGATGTAGTATTGGATAGCACATATCCTATTTATAAATTTCAGTTTATTAATATCCATCCTTCAGCAGGTTCAAGTTTGGGATTTAAAGCAAGTACAGATGGTGGTTCAAGTTATGGAATTGCTACTACATCAACTGCGTTTATGGCAGAACAAGCAGAAGGTAGTGATGATCCTTTTTTAGGATATAGAACTGGAAATGACGCAGCACTATCAACAGGATTAATTCTTATTGGGGAAAGTTATGGAGCTGATAATGACCAATCAGGAAGTGGTTACATGAATTTATTTAATCCAAGTTCCACAACTTTTGTAAAACATTTTATTTCACAAAATCATTCAAGCCATAGTGGTGATTATGTAGATAATGCTTTCAACGCTGGTTATGTAAATACAACATCAGCAGTAAATGCAATTCAGTTTGCCATGTCATCTGGAAACATAGATGCTGGTAAAATTAAACTCTACGGAATAAAGGATAGTTAATGGCTGTAGTATCAAACGGAACAACTATAATAGATGCTGGTGCTTTAGGAAGTGGTGTAGCAACTGGTAAAATGATTTTATTATCTACACAAACTGCATCTGGTTCAGCTAGTTTATCTTTTACATCTGGCATAGATGATACTTATGACAGCTATGTATTTAAGTTTATTAATATGCACCCAGCAACTAATGAAACACAGTTTGCATTTCAAGTAGATACTGGCACAAACACATCTTACAATCAAACTATTACATCTAGTTTCTTTAGATCAATACATAGTGAAGATAATAGTTCAGCTGCATTACAATACAAAACAGAACAAGATCAAAATCAAGGAACTGCTTTTCAAAAAATATGTATAAATGTTGGTAATGAAAATGATGAAAGTTGTGCTGGAACTTTAACTTTATTCAATCCATCATCTGCAACTTTTGTAAAACATTTCATAGCTCATACAAATACTTATAGAGGAGAAAATCAATGCGAAACTGGATTTTTAGGTGGATATGTAAATACTACAACTGCATTAACAAGAGTACAATTTAAAATGTATTCTGGCAACATAGACAGTGGAGTAATAAAATTATATGGAATTGGAGGATAAATGGCTTTAATTAGTAATGGTTCAACAATATTTGATGCTGGAAGTATGTCTGCTGGTTTTGGTGGTAGCATGGTGTTTATTAAAAAGCTAACAGCTAGTAGTTCTGCTACTTTATCTTTTGTTGATGGTACAGATGGTGTGGTGCTAGATGATACTTATAAGGAGTATTTATTTACATTTAACAATATGCACCCACAAACAGACACAGTTAATTTTACTTTTCAATGTTCTACAGATGGTGGAAGTAATTATAACACAACAGTTACATCAACTGCTTTTCAAGCATATCATCAAGATAGTGATGCAGACGATAGTTTTGGGTATAATACTTCAGTAGATCAAGCACAAGAAACAGATTTTACCAGACTACAAGCTGGTGCTCAAATAGGTAATGGTAATGATGAATGTTTATCTGGAACATTTACTATATTTAATCCATCATCCACAACATTTGTAAAACATTGGATTTCAGTTACTCAATTACATGACAATAATACAACAGCATATTCAGTAAATTGTTTTTTAGCAGGATATTATAATACGACTTCAGCAATAGATGCTATTCAATTTAAAATGGATAGTGGCAACATAGATGCTGGAGATATTTGCCTTTATGGTATTGCTTAGAATTTGATGCTTTCAGCATCGCTTAACAATTAACAACTACAACTAACAAGGAATAAATTATGCCAAGATTTCATAATATAAATGGTGTGAATGTACAGTTCACAGCAGCAGAAGAAACTGCTAGAGACAATGAGGAAACAGCTTGGACTAATGCTGCACCAGCAAGAGCTTTAGCCGAACTTAGATCAAAAAGAGATAATCTTTTAAAAGCATCAGATTGGGAAATTGTATCTGAACTTGAAAAAGGTAATGCTATATCAGATGACATGAAAACTTACAGACAAGCATTAAGAGATTTACCAACTGGTAAAGATACAGTAGCAAAGTGTGAGAATGCTACGTTTCCAACTAAACCTTAATGGCTAAACAGAATTTTTCTCATTATATAAAAAGAGATAGACCACCAAAAAGACCAGGGGTTCATAAGAAATCAATGAATAAAAATGAGAAACGTCAAATGAAACTAACAAGATATAAAGGACAAGGAAGATAAATTATGGCAGCTACAGTAGATACAGTTAAGTTACAGACAGGTGCAGTTAAACCTACATCTAGTAATCAAACTACATCAAGTAAAGCTACTTCACTGATTGAGTCTATAGTAGCTAATCCTACTATGCCTACGGGGACTACTATATCTCCACAATTACAAAACGTAGCAACAAATGAATTAATGAGTACTACAGGAGTTAGTGGTAGTGCAGCAGCAGCTTTACCTACAACTACAGCAGCACCTACAATAGCAGGAACAGCAGCACCTACAAGTACAGCTTCAACAGTACCTACAGCACAAACTGCAAATACTTATACACAAGCT